GGAATTATTGCTATAAATTTAAAAGCAGATACTATAACTCATAAATTTAAAAATCCATCATTTAGTGGTATTGGTACAAGTTCTCACTATTTAACAATAGAGAATCAAGAATTTAACCGCAAAATGAGTATTAAAGAAGAAATAAAAGCTATTCAAGAACAGCTAGAAAGAGATAAAGAAAATACTACATTAGCTAGATTTATTCGTAATTTAGAATCAAGAATTTATGCACAGTTATCAAGACAATTAGTAGAAAACTTATTTGGAGAAACGCCAAGCACAGAAGGTACTTTAACATTAGAGGGTAATACCATCGAATATAGTATTAAAGATGGCATTATTACTTTAATTATTACAGATGAAAACGGAAATGTTACGGAAATTCAGTTGCCTATTGGCGATTTTAGCTTCTAGTTGTAGTTTAGCTCCAGTAGATACTAATTTGCAACAAGGTAAAACTTTGCCTAGTGTTTTACAAATACAATCAGAAAAATTATTAAATGTAAAACAACCTAAAGTACCTATAGTTGTAGCAGTATATCCTAATAGTTTTACAGACCAAACAGGTCAAAGAAAAAGTAATAGTGAATTTGCTTTATTTTCTTCTGCTATAACACAAGCACCAAGTCATTTATTAATTAGAAGTTTAAAACATACTTCAAATGGTAAATTTTTTAGAGTTGCTGAAAGAGTTGGATTAGATAATCTTACTAAAGAAAGACAACTCATACGCTCTGCTAGAGAACAAAATGAAGAAACAGATGGTAAAAAACCTATTATGCCTTTATTGTTTGCAGGTGTGCTTATGGAAGGTGCTGTCATTGGTTATGATACAAATATAAAAAGTGGTGGTATTGGTGCTAGATATTTAGGTATTGGTAGTAGTAAACAATATCGTATAGATAATATAACAGTTGCTTTGCGTATGGTTTCTATAGCTACAGGAGAAGTATTAATTGATGTCTTAGTAAATAAACAAATTTATAGTTATGGACAATCACAAGATATTTTTAGATTTATTGAAGCGGGTACAGAACTTGTAGAAATAGAAACAGGAGATGTAGAAAATGAATCTACAACTTTAGCATTACAAAGAGCTATAGAAGAAGCTGTTTTTCAAATTGTTAAAATAGGTTATAACAAAGGTTTCTGGGAGGAAAAAAATGAAACAATTAAAATTAATGAGCCTGATTGTGATGCTGACTGCATTGACAACATACGCGGCTGATAACGAAATATATATTGACCAGTCAGGTGCAACAGCTAATATAGATTTAGAACAAATTGGTTCTGGAAATATTATTGGTGGTTTAAATTCTGCAGCAGGTAGTTTAACTGCCTTAGATTTAGATGGTACAACTATGACACTAGATATAAATCAAATTGGTGATTCTAATAAATTTTTAGGTGATATTCTTGGTGATACTATAACAGGCTTTTTTGAATTTGATGGCGATAGTAATACTTTTACCATTCAAGGAGACCCTACTAATACATATGGTATTGATAATTCAAATTATAATGTTGATGTTACAGGTAATACTAATACATTTACTTTAGACCATGGAACAAGTGCTTTAGCAGAAACTCTTGATTTAGATTGGATTATACAAGGTGATGGTAATACATTTGACTTTGACATAAATTATGATGGTGGTACTTCTTATGTTGATGTTGATGGAGATAGCAATACTTTAAACTTTACAGGTTCTGGTTATGCAGGTGGTTACTTTTATTTAGACCAAACAGGTAATAGTAGAACATTTAATATTACACAATCGAGTACACAAGATAATGACTGGCTCAAAATTATATCTATTGGCAATAGTGGTACTGTGTGCGTCATTCAAAACGACCAAGGTACAAGCACAAGTTGCTGATATTGGAGATATATCTGAACTAAATGGTTCAGCACAAATTGTAAGAGATAAACCATACGAAGCTAATTTAAAGTTTGCTATACAAAGCAATGATGAAGCTATAACTAAAAATGGTCGTATGGCTATTACTTTTTTAGATGATTCAACTGTAAAGCTAACTGAACACTCACAGCTTTTAATAGATGAATATATCTATGACCCTGACCCAAGTAAAGCAAAAATGGCTCTTACATTTGGGCTTGGTACAGCAAGATTTATTACTGGCAATTTAAATCGCATAGATAAACAGAATATATCTTTAAAAACACCTACTGCAAATATAGCCATTCGTGGAACTGATTTTACAGCTACAGTAGATGAATTAGGTCGTAGCCTTATAATTTTGCTACCAGATGCTCTAGGGCTTTCTAGTGGCGAAATAGAGGTAGTTACAGCTACAGGAAGTGTTTTACTTAATAAACCATATCAAGCTACTACTGTAGATGTATTTGAGGGCTCACCTACTAAGCCTGTAATTTTAGATTTATCTTTAGATATTATAGATAATATGTTAATTGTTACACCACCTGAAGAAGAAGATATTGCACAAGAAGAAACAGCAACAACTAAAACAATTAATTTATTAGACTTTAATGATTTAGATATAGATTATTTAGCAGAAGATTTTTTAGAAAATAATAATTTAGAATTTACAGAATTAGATATTAATTATTTAGATGTAAATTTTCTTGAAGATTTGTTAGATGTTTTAGATGTTTTAGCAATAGAAAAAGAAGAGGACCAATTAGCTTTAGCTACAAGTGTAAATATTTCTGGTACTTTAATTGGTCAAGACCCAGATACACAAATAACTACAATAGTAGCAGGACAAGTTATAAGTTTGCGTAGAAAAATAACTGAATCAGTACAAGTAGATTTAAACTCAGGAAATAGTTATACAGTAATTTTGATACAAGATGGAGTATCTAATATAGTAAAAATAAATGGTGGAGGAGACTCTGTTATAACAATTAACCAAAGTAGCGGATGAAAAAATTATTATTACCTATACTTATAATACTTTTATTGCCATTAATATATCAGTCAACACCTACAGAAATATTAAAACTAAAAGTATTTGATACATTTATACAAACACCAGAACCATCAGGTAATTTTATAATACTTAACATAACAGAAGAAGATGTAGAGCGTGAAGGAGGTTATCCATTACCTAGAAAAAGATTAGCTGATATACAAATGGAAATTATTGGTAAAGGTGCTCTAGGTGTTGGTTGGGTTATATCTTTTCCACAAGCAGATAGAATGGGTGGTGATGAAGATTTTGGTAGGTCTTTAGGATATGTACCATCTGTTATTGCTATGTTTGAAGATGGTAAAGGTAATTATCCTAAACCTACAGGAACAGTAGTGAAAGGTGAAGATAATGGTGGTATAGTATCTTTGGGAGTTAAGGAAAACCTGAACACTCTTAAAAATAATACATTGCAGGGTTTAGCCATTGCTCCCACAGAAGTTGACCAACTTGTAAGAAGAATACCTCTTTTAGTTAAAACACCTGATAATAATTGGATTCCTAGTTTTGGCACACAAATATACAAAGCTTTATTTAATGTTAAAACTTATATTATAAAAACTAATGATAATGGTATAGAAGAAATATCAATACGAGGAATACCACCAGTAAAAACAGATAGTCTTGGTCGTAAATGGATTAGTTGGATAGATACAGAACAAACTGATTTACAGGAAATGAATGTAAATGGTAAATTTGTTTTTATTGGAGTTACAGCTAATGGAGTAATGCCACAAATTGCAACACCTGTTGGATTATTAGAACCACATAAAATACAAGCAGCATTAGCAGAATCAATTTTAATACAAGATAGTCCTTATATTCCTGATTGGCATTTAGCAGTTGAATTATTAATTCTGGTGATAACAGTAACTTTAGTTTGGTTATGTGTAAATATTTTTGGAATAACGCTAGGAATAACATTTACCAGTATATTATTCTTTTTAACAATATTTTCTGGACATTATTTAATTCAGCGTGGAATATTAATAGATGTAAGTTGGACATTAATTTCACAATTTATAACTGCATCAATAGGTTTTTATTTAAGATTTAGACAACAATACAAATTAAGACAACAAATTAAAAAACAATTTGAACATTATCTTGACCCAAGACAAGTTAAAAAATTACAAGATAATCCTGATTCTTTAGTATTAGGTGGTGAAAAAAGATACTGCACCTTTTTATTTACAGATGTAAGAGGCTTTACTGCTATGTCTGAAAAATTAGAGCCAGAAGAAGTAACTAAAATTATGAATAAAGCTTTAACAATACAAGCAGATGCAGTTAAAAAATATAATGGTATGGTAGATAAATACATTGGTGATGCCATGATGGCTATTTTTAACGCACCAATTGATTTACCTAACCATGAAACTTTAGCTGTGTTATGTGCTGAGGAAATACAAGAAAATATTAAAAAAGCTGATTTAGGTGTTGAAATAGGAATAGGTATTAATACTGGATATGCTGTTGTAGGTAATATGGGAAGTGAAACAAGATTTGATTATACCGCTATAGGTGATGCAGTAAATCTTGCTGCTAGACTTGAAAGTTCAACTAAAGAAGTTGGAGAAGATATTGTTATAGGTTATAACACTATTAATACAGAAAATTTTAATTCTGAAATTGTATTAAAAAAACTAAAAAGTATATATGTAAAAGGTAAGAAAAAACCTATACAAATATATACTATAATTAATTAAGATGAATAAAATTAAATTAATTATTAAATGGATTATTAGTTTATTTACTACAAGATACAAAATTACAGTATCTTTTAATAAAGAATATGGTGATTCAGATGATAAAACATATACATCAAAAAAAATTTTAGTACAAAAAGAAAAACATCTTAAATTTCGTGATGAAAATAATAGATTAATAGAGTATAGAAGTGCATCAGGTCTAAATTACATTATTGAGGATATTTAATGCAACAAGTTTTAATAGGTATTATTTTAGTATTAAGTTTTGGTGGATATTGGTTATATCAAGAAAATATTACACTTAAAGCTAATAATAAAGCATTAGAAAATGCTGTAGCTACACAAGAAGAGGCTATAAAATCTATACAAAATGATTTTGAATTACAAACAGGGCAATTAAACGACCTTGTAATTAAAAGTCAAGCAGCACAAAGAGAACTTAATAGATATACACAGTTTATAAAAGACTATAAATTATCTGCAAAAATACTCGCAGACCCAGTAGAAATGGAAAGGAAAATAAATAATGGTACAAAACACATTATGGAAGAAATCGAAAAAATCAGCAATGTTGTTGATGACCTTGATGATGGTTTGCAGTTGCAGCCTACTTCCGACTAAACAAATAGAAGTTACAGCAAAACCACTAGATAGGACAATAGTACAACCTATTATGCCTAGAGAAATAGATTTAAAAGAACCTATGTGGATTGTTGTTACTCCTGAAAATTGGGAAGAACAACTTGCAAGAATAGAAAAACAAGAAGGTGAACTTGTATTTTTAGCTATGACAATACCTGATTACGAGGTAATGGCTTACAATATGCAAGAACTTAAAAGGTATATAAATGAACTTAAAGAAGTTGTTGTGTATTATAGGACAGTTACTACAACAAAAAAGGAGCAGTAATATGAAAATATCACAAGAAGGTTTATCTTTAATTAAAAAATTTGAAGGTTGTGAACTTAAAGCTTATCGTTGTGCAGCTAATGTTTTAACAATAGGATATGGCTCAACTAAAGGTGTAAAAGAAGGAGACACTATTACACAAGAGGAAGCAGATAATTTATTGTTACATGAAATGGATGAGTATGAAGGTTATATAAATGACATGGTAAAACCTGATTTAAAACAAAATGAATTTGATGCATTAGTATCATGGGTATTTAATTTAGGTCCATCAAACCTTTCTAGTAGTACACTTTTACAAAAATTAAATAATAAAGATTGGGATGATGTACCAAATCAAATTAAAAGATGGAATAAAGCTGGTGGTGAGGTAAAGCAGGGTTTAGTAAGAAGAAGAGAAGCAGAAGCCTTATTATTTGAAGGCAAAGAATGGCATGAGGTTTAATTATGCCATTAGCCAAATATGTATTTAGACCAGGTATAAATAGAGAAGGTACTAATTATAGTAATGAAGGTGGCTGGTTTGATGCAGATAAAGTTAGATTTCGTAAAGGCAGACCTGAAAGAATCGGTGGTTGGCAAAAACAAAGTTTAAGTAGTTTTATAGGTACTTGTAGAAAAATTTATCCATATAAAGCAACTGATGGTACTGATTATATAACTTTAGGCACTCATCAAAAATTTTATGTATTACAAGGTAATGTTTATTACGATGTAACACCTGTTCGCAAAACAAGTACTAATTCTATTACATTTGCAAAAAAAGAAGATGATACACCTATAATAACTGTAACAGATAGTAGTCATGGTGCTGTAAATGGTGATTTTGTTACTTTTTCTAGTGCAGTAAGTTTAGGTGGTAATATAACTGCAGATGTTTTAAATCAAGAATATCAAATTAGTTTAGTAACTGGAGCTAATACTTATGAAATAAGTGCAAAAGATACTTCAGGTACAACTGTAAATGCAAATTCAAGCGATTCTGGTAATGGTGGCTCTTCAACAGATGGTGTTTATCAATTAAATTCAGGACTAGATGTTTATGTTAAATCTACTGGTTGGGGTTCAGGTACATGGGGTGAAGGAACTTGGGGTGCTACTACTGATTTATCTTTTACTAATCAATTAAGATTATGGTCAATAGATAATTTTGGTGATGATACAGTATTAAATGCAAGAGCTGGTGGTATTTTTTATTGGGATGAATCTTCTGGTTTAACAACAAGAGCAGTAAATGCTACTAGTTTAGCTGGTGCTAGTGATGTTCCTACAAAAGTATTACAAATAATGATTTCTGATATAGATAAACACGCAATAGCTTTTGGTTGTAACCCAATAGGTTCTTCTGATATTGACCCACTATTAGTTAGATTTTCTGATGTAGAAAGTATTACAGATTGGACACCAACTGCAACAAATCAAGCAGGTGGAGTTCAACTATCTATGGGTTCTACAATTATAGGAGCTTTGCAAACAAGACAAGAAATACTTATTTGGACAGATGCAGGTATAGTTTCTATGAGATTTGTAGGTGCACCATTTGTTTTTTCATTTACTGAAGTTGCAAATGGTCCATCTTTAATAGGACCTAATGCAGCAGTAAATGCTAATAATCAAGTTTATTTTATGGATAGTGGTGGATTTTACAGTTATTCAGGTAGTGCTCAAAGATTACCATGTACTGTATTAGATTATGTTTTTAATGATTTAAACAAACAACAAGAATATAAAATATTTGGTGCTGTAAATGATATTGCTAATGAAATTTTATGGTTTTATCCTTCTAAAAATAGCACAGAAGTAGATAGATATGTTTTATATAATTATTTAGAACAAGTATGGTCTATAGGAACAACATCAGATAATTTTGTTAGAACAGCTTGGAATGAAGCATTAATATTAAATAATCCTATAGCTGCTAGTAAAAATAGTAGTACAGATAATAATAATTATCTTTTTGCACATGAAATAGGTCATGGAGACGATGGTAGTAATTTTACTGCATTTATAGAATCAAGTGATTTTGATTTAGACCCTGATGGTGAAAAATTTATAGCAGTAAACAGAATAATACCTGATGTAGAATTTAGAGACCAACAATCTACATCTGATGATGTAACTATAACTATAAAAGGTAGAAATTATCCATTAGAAGATTTATCTACTTTATCTACTGTATCAGTTACACCAGCTTCTACATTTACTAATACAAGAGCTAGAAGTAGGCAATGTGCAATAAGAGTATCTAATTCATCAAATGATTATGGTTGGAGACTTGGTGATTTAAGATTAGATATAAGACCAGATGGTAAAAGATAATGGCAAATCCTAAATCAATAGTATTACCTTTAGCACAACAAGAATATAGTTCCGCAGATGAAGCAGTTACAAGAAGAATACTAGAACAAGCAATACAAGATTTAGCTATACAATTAGATAAAGTGCAAAAATTACAAAGTGTTGTAGTAAGTAAAGGATTAAAAAGACATCAATTTTTATTAATGGGAATGAAACATGGCTGATAATTTAAAAGTATTAGGTCAAGTTGACCCTGCAGCAACAACAACAACTACACTTTATACTTGTCCTGATATGACACAAACAACAGTTAGTTCTATAGTTGCAGCAAATAGAACAGGTTCTGCAATAACATTTAGATTAAGTGTTCATGTAGCAGGTGCTAGTGCAGATGATAAACAGTTTCTTTTTTATGATAAATCTGTAGCAGCTAATGATTCTTTTGCTATAGTTTTAGGTATAACATTAAATCAGACAGATGTCGTAAAAGTTTATACAAGTGCAGTAGATATGAGTTTTAATATGTTTGGTTGCGAAACCAAAGAGGAAGATAGATAAATATGGATATAAAACAACAAACTAAGAATGTAGCAGCACAAGGTCGTTTTGGCGATTCTATGTTACTTCATGTAAATCCTGAAGAAGTTAAAGGATTAGCATCTGCTATGCCTATAACAATAAATCCAGAAACAGGACAGCCAGAAGCTTTTTTACCTTTCTTAGCACCTATGTTAGGTAGTTTAATAGCACCAACAATTTTAGCTGGAACAGGATTATCAGCAGCAGCTATGGCAGGTATAGGAGCAGGTTTAGCTACTTATGCACAAACAGGTGGTTCTGGTAGTAAAGCATTAATATCAGGTCTTACAGCAGGTTTGGGTTCAAAAGCTTTAAGTGGTGGTGCAGAAGCTGCAGTAGGTGCAGATGCAGCAACACAAGCAGCTACAGATGCAGCGTTACAAAGTGGAGCAACAGATTTATCAGTACAAGCAGCAAAACAAACAGCAAGTGATGCTGCAATAAAAGCTGCACAAGAAGGAGCAAAATTAACTACAGAAGCTGGATTTAGAGGATTTACTCCTGGTGAATCATTAAAAACTATGTTTGGTAACAGAGGTCTTGATGCAGGTATGAAATCACTAGCAGGAGCAGCAATGGAACCAACTGGTATGTTAGCAGCAACAGCAGCAGGTACTGGGTCTGTAATACAATCACAAGAAGAGTTTGAAAGACAAATGGCTCAAATGCAATTAGATGAAGAAGAGCGTAAAAAAAGAATGTATGAAATGTATCCTGAACAAATACCAGTAGCTAGTGGTGGTAAAATAGGATTTCAAGCAGGTAGAAATGTTTATGATTTTAGAAACAATAATTTAACAGGTCAATATCAATTACCTGCTCGTAGAGTAGCAAGACCAATAGGTAGAGGTTTTATGCCAGGTTTTATGCCTGAGTATTCTTATTTTGAAAATACAAATCCAAGTGCTACAACATTAGGCTTTAATCCATTAAGCACTCCACCAATAAATTATAATCAACCAACTAGAGGTTTTAGAAATATAAGACCTATGCCACCTAGAAGAGATTTTAGATTTAGACGACCTCCAATGTTTGCAGGATATGGTAATCCATTTATGCAATCACCTAGCTATCAAGGATTTTATGGTGTACCACAAATGCAACAAACTTTAAATCCTTATGCAAGATTTACTCAACAACCTTTACCTTATCAACCATATGTACCATATGTACCACCAGTAGATACACCTCCTGATGATGGAGGAGGAACTGGTGGTGGTCAAACACCTCCTATAGACCCACCAATAGATATACCTGATGATGGTATTGGTCGTAAAGGTAGAACTAAAAATATAATACCTACAAGTTCGCCAGATGAATTTGTTACTACAGGACCTGTAAATAAAGGACCTGTAAGAGGAGGTATAAAACCTATAACTACACCACCTCCTACAATAACAATACCTATTGAAGGCGGAGCAGATGTAAAAATACCTACACCTCCTGTAAATGTTCCCTCTATAACTCCTCCAACTCCAGCAGCACCAGCTAATACACCTATGCAAAAACCTATGTCTATTGGTGGACCAGGTGGTGGCAGAAATGATATGTTTGGTAGAAGTATGTTATTTGCAGAAGGTGAAGATACTAATAAAGAATTACCTAATGAAGGATTAAAAGCTTTAGCTAAAACAGAAAAAGGTAGAGAAGCTATAGAAAAAATGGGTTATCAAGAAGGTCAAGATATAAATATGCCTACTAGTCAATCAACAGATATGATGATGCAAGACCCTATAGTACAAGAAGTTATACAGTTTATTCTTGGTGAAACAGACGATAGTAATATTGTAAATGAGTTTATTATAAAGTATGGACAAGAACAATTTATGATATTAAGAAATATGATACTAACACAAGCTTCAGGTAATCCAAATGTACAAACTGAAGGATTAATACAAGGCACAGGAAGAAGTGGCATGGCTGATGATTTACCTATGAATATAGGTAATAAACCTATAGCTGCTGTATCACAAGATGAATATATTATTCCTGCAGATGTTGTATCTATGTTAGGTGATGGTAGTTCTGATGCAGGTTCTAAACAATTAGATGGTATGTTAGATAGAATTAGAATGGCTAAAACTGGTGGTAAAACACAAGCTCCACCACTTAATCCAAAAGAGGTATTACCAGCATGAATCAAGTAGCTGAAAAAATAGAATCAGAAGTAAAACATGATTTTGAAATATCACTTGTACCAGAAGATAAATTAACTTTAGTTTGGGAACAATGTGAAAAACATTTACAAAAATCTTGTAATCGTTCTAATGGTAGAGCTTTACCTAAAGATATATTTTATGATTGCTTAAATAAACAAGCTTCTTTATGGATTATATTTGATAAAGAAACATTAGATATATCTGGATGTGCTATCACTAAAATAATTGAATACCCAACTGGTAAAAGAATGTTAAACATAGACCATATTGGCGGTAAAAAAATGAATGAATGGATTGATAGAGGTCTTGAAGTTATAAATAAATGGGCTAAAAGTAATGAATGTGTTGGCATAGAAGGAATTGGTAGAGCAGGTTTTTGGAATTGGATTAAAGATAGAAAAGGATGGGAAAAAACAGCAATTTTTTTTGAATATGAATTTAAGGAGAATGAATAATGGGTGGAAGAAGTAAAAGCTCACCAGCACCAACAGAAACAAGAGTAACTCAAACAGATTTACCAGAATATGTACAACCTTATTTTGAACGACTTTTAAAAAGAGGAGAAGCAGAATCTAATCAACCTTACACACCTTATCAAGGTGAAAGAATAGCTTATTTTTCTCCTGATGAATTAACATCACAAGCAATGACTAGAGGTTATGCACAAGCAGGAACTCCACCAGAATTACAAATAGCTTCACAAAGAGCTATGATGTTAGGTAGACCATACGATTCTAGTTATCAAGCAGATTTTTTAGGTAATCCTTATGATGCACAAGGATATGGTTCTGGTTATCAAGCTGGTTTAGTAGGCTCTGGTTATCAAGCAGGAGATATAGGTCAAGGTTATTTATCAAGAGATTTTGGACCAAGATTTAATGTATTAGATTATGAATCTAATATAAATAGATTTATGAGTCCTTATCAACAAGCTGTAACTGATATACAAAAAAGAGAAGCTATAAGACAATCAGAAATGATGGGTGATAAAACTGCTGATGCTGCAGCTAGGTCTGGTGGTCTTGGTGGTTATCGTGAAGCTATTTTACAAGCAGAAAGAGAGCGTAATTTAAGTCAACAACTTGATGATATTCAAGCAAAAGGTAGTCTAGGTGCTTTTCAGTCAGCACAAGCACAACTTGCAGCAGAAAGACAAGCACAATTAACAGGACAACAATTTAATTTACAACAGTATATGGCTGAAGAACAAGCTAGACAAAGAGAAACACAATTAGATACACAAAGATATCAAGTAGGTGAATCTGCAAGACAAGCAGCAGCTAAGTTAGGATTAACAGCAGCACAACAAAATGAAGCAGCAAGACAAGCACAAGAGAAATTTATGCAAAGTGCATTTGCTATGACTGAAAAATCATTTCAAGAACAAGGCAGACAAGATATTGAAAGATTTAAAGCACAGGAAGCTGCTAGACAAGCACAAGAAAAACTTGGTCAATCAGCTTTTGATATGTCTCAAAGATTTGGCTTGGCATCTGTAGATGCTTTAAGAGATGTTAGTGGCGACATACAAGATGATGTAAGACAAAGAATAGGTGCATTAACAGGCATAGGAGCACAACAAAGAGCAATGCAACAAGCATCTATGGATATGGGTTATCAAGACTTTTTAAGACAACAAGGATTTACTCAACAACAGTTAGGTTTCTTGGGTGGATTATTAAGAGGTGTGCCTGTACAACCACAACAACAAATTAGTACTTTTCAACAACAACCAGGATTATTCCAATCAGCTTTAGGTATGGGATTACAAGGACTGGGCTTATATAAAGGATTATCATAATGTCAAATTTAGTAGAACTAGCAAATGAATTAGAGGATTTTCCAAAAGAACAATTAATACAAATGTCGCAAGACCCTAACTCTACTTATCCCTCTTATTTAGTATTATCTGAAATAAAAAGAAGAACACAAATGGAAAAAATGTATGCTGCACAACAGCCTAAACCAGAAACAACTATTTCTGAAGAGCTAGTAGCAGAATATGCAGAAAGTCCATCTGGTTTAGGAGCCATGGCTCGGTCATTTGATACACCAAATGCTTTCCAATCAGGTGATATGAGTAACATGGCTCCGCCTTCTCCTATGCAAATGATGGCTAGTGGTGGTAAAACTGGTTATCAAGCAGGTAGCATGACTGAACAAGAATTAAGAAATCAATTTTTACAAAGTGCAGGAATAAGTGGTAGTAGTGCAGGAATAGGTGGTGGTATAGAATCAACACTTAATAATCCTATGTTAGATAGTTTAACTGAAGAAGAAAAAATTAAATTATTTGGTAAAGGTGGAATACTTTTTGACCCAGCTAATCCAATAGATTATATATTAGCTCTTTCTGGTGTAGGTAAACTTGGACAAATAGGATTCAAAGGATTAAAAGCTTTAAAAGCAAAAGGAGCTTTTCAACCAAAAATAGTAAAAGAAACAAAATTACCAGATGTAAAAATAAAAGGTGGTGGTACAAAACCTGGTGGTGTTATGTTAGAAACAACACAAGAAGCAGGAAAATTGCGTGGATTAATAGATAATCCTATTACAAGAAATCCATTTACATCTCTTTTAGGTACAGGATATGTTCTTGGTAAAGGACAACAATTTTTTGGTGCTAGTGCTGAAAATGAAAGACTAAAAAAAGAATTAGAAGATTTAAAAACAAAACAAACTGCTGATGCAGAAGCAGAATTAAAAGCAAAATTAGAAGCAGATATAGCAGCAAGACAAAAAGCTGCAGCAGATAAAGAAGCTGAATTACTTGCACAAGCTAAAAAATCTCGTCAAGCAGATATGTTAATAGGTCTTGGTGGTGCCATAGGTTCTGCTAGAAATCTAGGAGAATTAAGTAGTAGCATATCTGATGCTTATTTTGGAGTTAAGTCAGCAGAAAAAGCTGCAGAATTACAAGGCTTACAAGGTGCACTATTACAGGCACAAGCTGCTAAATATGAAACAGATATAGCTAATATGTCAACAAGACAGCTTGAATTTTTAATTAATAGTTTAAGTGAGCAAATTAAAGAAGGTGCTTTTTCTACACAAGAAGAAAAAGCTGCTGCAATAAAACAAAGAGATGATTTAATTAAAGCATATACAGCTAAAACAGGATTTGCTTCACTTGATGCAAAAAATAAAAGAGATGAATTATTAGGTTTAGTTCAAGAAGTAGGATAATAAATTATGGCTGAATATGATATTGGCGGTGGGAAAAAAATAAAAGTTCCTGATAATTTAGACCCCGAAACAAGACTACAATTAGCTGAAGTTGTTAAAGATAAATACGGCATTGATATAAATCAAACATCAGTATTAGAACAAGCAGGTGAATTTGTAAAAGCAATACCAAGAGGTATTGCTAGTTTAGCTTTAGATGTGCCTACAGGTATTGTTGGTTTATTTGATATTGGCAACGACAGTAACTTATATAAAGGTCTTGAAGGATTACAGCAAAGATTAAGAGAAGATTCTGCATTAGCAGCAGACCCAAGATATGCTGATAAGTTTTCTACAAAACTAGGAGAAGGCATAGGTTCATTTGGACCATTCTTAGGTGCAGGTATGGTAGGTAGAGCATTATCTAAAGCACCAGGAGCAGCTAAAGGCTTCCTATCACCAACATTTACAGCACCAACAGCTTTAGCAATACCAACAGGTATAGCAGCACAAGGCGATAGACTACAGATGGCTAGAGAAATGGGTGAAGATGTAGGTGGTCTTACTGAAACTACTGCTGAATTATTTGGTGGTCTTATAGGTATAACTGAAGTATTACCTATAGCAAGTATATTAGGTAAAGTTTCTAAATCTGCTCCTAAAGATACAAAAGAAAAATTAGTATCTGCTTTACAATCTGGTGCATTTGAGGGTGGACAAGAGGTAGCTGCAAGTATATTACAAGATTTAACAGCTAGAGGTCTTTATAGTGAAGATTTACCTATGGCAGATAGTATGTTTGAAGAGTTTACTATTGGCGGTATCATTGGTGGTGCTGCTGATTTAATTGTTACTAGTATGGCAGGTAAAAAATCTGGCAGAGAAAAACAACTAGAAGAAGATAATTTAAGAGCTGATGAAAACAAACAAAGATTAATACTTGCTAAAAAACAAGACCAAGCTGTTGAACAAGGTGTACTTGAAGAAATACAAGATATGCCACCTATTACAGTTCCTCAAATTATTGCACCAGAAGAAAAACCTACAGAACCATCAGTAGAAGTAGTAATGACTCCACAAGAAAAATTTGCTGTTGTTGATATTAGTAATCCAGAATCTCCTGCACAGATTGATATAAAAGATACAGAAATAGAAGCTATCAAAGTTAGAGATAAGATATTAAAAGATTATAATTTTAATATTTTAAAATCTAAATTAGATAATGATGTATATAACTTAGGTTTAATTAATAGTAAAAGTGCTTATGAAGTAGGACAAAGTTTAGAAGATAGTAGAGCTAGTGATGTAACTATTCAACAATTAATTAATAGTGTACCTAAAGATTCTAAACAAGAAGTAATTCTTAGAGGTTTAGTAAATAGTTTTGTTGCACAAAATCCAGGCAAGACTTCTCGTAGTTATCCTAGATTACCTATGACAGAAGCTAAAAAATTATTAACACCTAAACAGTTTAATGAATTTACATCTGCATATGCTCAATCTGTATTTAAAAATTCTGAAAAAAATGGTGAGCCTTCTATTATTGCAGATAAAGATAAACCAGATACATCAGCTAAATATATAAAAGAAATAGCTGCATCTAAAAATATAGATTTAAATTTTCAATCACCTGCTGTTCAATATGCAGCAGAAAAATACACAGGTACGCCTGAATTTAAAAAAATGAAACAAGGTCAAAAAGAATTATTTTTGGCTAAACTTCATTCACTTCCTAAGTTCAATTCAAGAACAACTTTCCCAGACTTTAGACCAAGAAACTATACTGCACAAGAAATGGCAGATTTTGTTGCTAATACAAAAAGCAATAAAGTAATTTTTGATAAAAATAGTTTATTAAAAGTTGGACCAGATTCTATTAGAAAAAATAAAATAGCTACAGAACAATTTATAGATGATTTAATTTATAGTGGTAGAGCTGAACAAATAGAAGGCACTAATAACTACAAAATTAAAGATAATTTTGAGTTTGATATAGCTAGAAAAGCAGAAGGTTTTAATGAAACACCAGAAGAGTTTGGTGCAAGACTTACTGCAGAAGGTAAATTACCTCCAGAAACTATTGCAGAATTAGTAGAAAAAGAAACAAAAAATCAAGAAAAATTATTACCACCTGCAGAAATAGTTCCTAAAACTATTAACTATGCTGAAACTTTACAAGAAGGCAAAGTTAATAAATTTACAAAAGAACTTAGAAAAAGATTAGATGCTGTAGGTCTTAAAGAAACTGGCATTGTAGTTAGTGATGACATACTTTCTACTAGTACATTACAAAGAGTAGAAGGAAAAATAAAATTTGACCCAAGAGTAACTAGAGCTACAGAAACAGCAGAAGCAGTAGAAGGAGAATATGATAGAAATACAGATACTATTTTCTTATCTCTTAATGCAATAAATCCAGATGGTGGTGCTACAGAAGTAGAAATAGAGGAAAGATTAAGAAAAGTATTAGACCATGAAATGATTCATGCTTTTAGAGCTAAAGATTTAATTAGTGAAAAAGAATATCAATACTTAAAAAAATTAGTTAAAGATAAAAAGTTTCCTAATGACCCAGAAAAAAGAACTTTTTATAAAGAAGCTGTAGATAGAACTAGAAATGAATTAGCAAATAGAAATTTATCTGATGCTTTTAAAGAAGATTATATTGTAGAAGAAGCTATAGCAGAGTTATTTAGAAATAAAGATTTACTAGTAAATACTCCTCCTAAAGTAAATGGTATTTTTAATAAGATAATTCAGTTCTTTAAAACTATGGGTCAAGCAATGCGTAGCTCAGGATATAAAAGTGCTACAGAAATATTTAATAATATAGAGTCTGGTAGAGTCGGTACTAGAGAAAGAGGGGTTGTTAGAACTACGAGACTCTTAGATGCAGGTCGTATTCCTGCTAGTTTTATTAATATTGACCCTGATATACCAGCAGAACAACAAGAAATAATTCCTGGTGATGAAATAAGACAAACTTTAAAGCCTACAGGTATAAGACCTGTATCTATACCAAAACCTGGACTAACACCTACTACACCTCCAGCAGGTCCTACAACGCCTCCTGTTGCACCTACTACAAGTCCTGTGCCAAATAAAATTTATAATGCAAGACAAATGTCTGCAAAAGAAAAATCTGATGAAAGAACTTTTATTTTAAATGGTCTTAGAAAAGCAGGTGTATTTAATCCAAGAAGTCGTACTAAAGGTGATTCTGTAAAAATGATGAAATGGTTAAAAAATAATGCACCTAATAAAGACTATAAAATTATAGCTACAAAAGTTCATCAATCTTTAGTTGCATTAGAAAAAGCAGGTTATAACTTTCCTTTAGAAATAACACAAGATAAAAGTAAAACAAGAGGTTATAGAGGTAGAGTTTCTTATCTTTCTTTAAGACCAACATATTTTGAAATGCGTATAAATGATGTATTTGGTAAAGATTTTGCAGAATTTGCAGAAGGTAAAATTGGACCTACAAATCCTGTTGCTAGAACATTAATGAATAGTAATGGTGTTAATTTTGAAACATTATTACATGAAGGCATACATCAAGCTACTGTTCCACATATGGAAGATGTAAGTGGTGGTCCAAAATCTAAAAATAAAAAAATACAAAAAGCATATAAAGATTTAGCTAGTCAAAGAACAAGAGTTGAGACTTATGTTAAAGATATTATGTCTAAATTTGATGAAGGTGCTACAAATATTGAATCAGGTAATTTAACTTTTGATGAATTTATGTCAAGTTTACCTACTACATTAAATAATTCTTTAAGAGTAGAGTTAAGAGATGTATATTTTAATAATGGTAATTTAAGAACTAAAAGTGATATAAGAAGAAATTTAAGATATTTTAAAGAAGATTTAATAGATTATAGAATAAATGGAATACAAGGCGGAAAAGCAAAACCAGATTCTTCAGAATTTTTAACATTTGGTTTAACAAATAGAAACTTTCAAGAACTATTAGAATCTATACCAACAAAACCAGGTGCTACTAAAAGTATATGGAATGAGTTTGTAGAAGCTATTAGAAATATATTAGGAATACCAGCTAAACTTGATACAGAGTTATCTGCATTTCTTAAAAATGCTGGAGTAGTTTTAGATTTACAAGCTGAAGGTGTACCTCTTGCAGGTATGGATGTTGGTGGTAGAGGTGTAGCTGAAGAAGTTTCTTTATTTAGCAGACCAACAAAAAAATATCCAACAACACAAAAAGAAATAAATACTGCACCAAGAGAAATACTAGAAGAAAGTTTAAATTATCACAATCAATTATTGTTTGAAAAACAAAGAGAACAAACAGTAGATGGTCCTATATTAAAAGATTTTGAAGAAAGAAGTTTAAATAGAGTTATAAGAAATACATTAGCTATTATAAATAAAACAGAACAAAGATTAAAAGAATTAGATAGTGGCATACAGCCACCTTTATTTAGTAGAACTAATTTAATACCTAAAGATACTGAAGTTCCTTTTGATTGGGCAAGTAATAATCGTTTTGAAACTAGTGCAATAATAGACCAATTAGAAATGAGTAGAGAACCAGGTGGTAACAGAGATAATCCTGCACCACTTAAAACTGCTATAGTTGAAGCATTTAAAGGTAGAAATAACAGACCTTTATTAAGAGCTAGTAAAAAATTCTTAGAAAAATTTACAAATAAAAAAGGTAATTTAGTTTTATTTAGAGCTTTAAATATTCCTGAAGGTGAAAAGATTAAAAACTATGGGCAACTTCCAGAAGATTTATTTGCAAGTACAACATTGAATAGTAGAGAAGCATTAACAATAGGTCGTAATTTATTTGCAAGAGCACAAAGAAGAGGTGAAACATGGAATCC